CATTTATTTCATTTGCAGCTAATTCTTGTCCCGCTGCTTGAACAATAGAAGCATCTTTAATTGTTACCCCTGCATACTTTAATACTTCTAATATAACAGTTGTAGTTTCTGATACATCTAGTTCAAAATCCACAGAAGTTGTAGGATTATAAACATATTGACTAGACCCTCCAGTTGTAAAATTCCAAGTTACATCATTAGGTTTCCTTACATAAGATACCGTTATATCTGAGCTTATTGTTTGAGGATAAACAGCTATTCTATGATTTTTATCATATAAATAAACTGGAAAATATTCAGATGGTTTAGTGATAGTGGACATATTTAATTGAGCTAATTCATTCCTTTGAACACATTGAACCTCTTTATCATCTTTATATAAAACTGTTCCTAGTTTATAAAAATCTTTAGGATACAAGGTTATTAATAAAGTAGAACCAGCGGCGATAGCACCAGCGGTTAAATTAAAATTACCACCAGTTATATTATAGTTAGCATATGCTGTTCCATTTAAGGTAACAACAAGTGAACTAGTTTCTACTTGGGCTTGTGTTATAGTTGTAAGGGGATACGCGGTTTGACCATTTGCGGTTGCAAATGTTTGAGTTCCGCTAGCAACTCCTGAAGTTGTTGGAGTTGTAAAATAGCTTTCACCACCAGCAACGTTAACATATGCTCCGTCACCAATTGTTTTAAAGATGTCTAATTTTTCTTCTACAGTCTTATAACGATCACCATATTCACTTTCGTTTTGAGGTATACGCAGCTGTTGATTTATAGTTTCAAAATAAGTTTCAAATATTTCTAATTGAACTTGAGTTGATATTTGATTAAACTCATAAGGTGTTAAGTAACCTCTTTGTTCTTTATTTAATATTAATAAGACTGTTTTATAAACCTTATCTACGTTTATCGCCATGCTATTTATATTATGTAATAACTAGGTAGCCATATAATGACTACCTGTTATTAGTATTTGTTATTTCATTTTCTTTTGAATAGACTTGTAAACCTCTACTCCCTCATCAGTTTTTAAATATGCAGCAAAAGCTGAATATGGATTTTCATCAAAAGGAATTGTCATAAGTTTCTTATCATTAGTTCTCCAATGAAAACTTCTTTGATCATTTGAAAGATATATAATATCTGCCTCTGTTGCTTTAATACCAAAGTTTCTTAATTGAACATTTTCATCTTGTGCTAATTCAATAAATAGTTTAGGATTCTTTTTAGCGAATAATAAAATATCTCTTCTTATTTCTTTAGAAGTCATTTCATTAACCTGAGTTCCTCTTTCTACTCTTAGAATAGCTTCAGCATGTTCTACTTCCATTGCTTTAGCAGCATTTAATGACATGATTTCTAATTCTAAATCTACTAGTTCATCTTTAGCAACCTCTACAGCGTCATGTTCTTGATATTTATGTCCTTTTAAAGGGTGATATAATGACAACATTTTCTGTAAATTCTGTGATTGTTTAGGTACATGCATTACGCCATCATGAAAAGTAATATGACCCATTGTTGCTTCACCTTTTTGTTCATCTACAAACACTGAACTTTGGTTTGTAGCGTATCTTAATTCTCTTTGTGATCCTAACTCTTCATCAAACCATAATAAAGGATGTTTTCTAGTATGTCTAGAAGGAATAGTTAGTGTTAAAGGTTTGTGATTACCTTTTAAAAAGTAATGTCTATCTTTTATTTCCCACTGTTTTTCTACAGAAGGAATATTTTTTTCTTTTGTTTTTACCATAATATAATATAATTAAATAGTTAATATAAAGGCCTAGGCGCCGAAGCGCCTATCCTTTACAAATATTACTAGATACCTTTGAATAATACAAAGTTATTTCTAGCTTGAGTTACTAAACATCTTTCAGATAAGAAGTTAACTTCCATTGCATCAAGAGAAGAAGTAAACGCACCGCCAACAGAACCTGTTAACCATGATTTCATTCTTCTATCGTCAGCTTGAGAAGCTCTATATCTTACATGTAAGAAAGGACGTCTAATGTTTGTACCAAGAATTTGGTCATAAACAGTAGAAGTACCTGCAGGAACTAATACTCCTTCAATAGAAGCAGGACCTGTCATAGCGCCTCTTGTAGAAGCGTCATTTAGATATTTCCAATCTGTTTTATAGAAGTCATAAGAACCTCTTCTGAAACCACTAAATCCAAGATTAAGTGCCATTTCTTCTGAATTTTCAAACAATCCAAAAGCAACACCACCTGCAACTCCTGAAGATATAGAAGCTAACATATCGTCAAAATCAAGAGCAGTAGATCTGTTCAAGAATAACATGTTTTCTTCAATAGCCCCTTGAGTATCAAGGTTTTTAAGTATAGCATCAAAAGCGTCGATTCCAGCAGCCGCTGTGAATCCAACTTCTACGTTACCACCGTTATTAATAGCAGCGAATAAACCTTCAGTACCATTATAAGCAGCAGCGATAGCACCACCAGAGTTTAACTCTCCTTCTACTACAGACATTTCTAGGTAATCTTCAAATCTAAGTCTTGTTTCAGACTCAGCTTTTAAGAACCATAGATATCCACCTGTACCATCTTCAGTAGCAACTTCTACCCAACCGATCTGAGCTGTGTCAGAACCGTTAACAGTATATTGACTTCTGATAATGATTGGTGAATTAGTAAATGTAGAGAAAGCAGGGTCAACGCTAACCATTGGGTTATTAGCCTGAGCTAAAGCATTAGCTCCTGCAGTAGCGTTACCTGTTGATGTTCCTTTTTGGAATTCAGAACCGTAAACAAATATTTTGTTATTAGCACTGTTAGCAATACCAGCAGCAATTAAATTTGCAGCAGTATAAGGTTGCACAGTAAGTTGTCCAGGATTACCACCACCACCAGCTAATCTAGTGTCGGAAGCAGTAACTAAACATTTACATTCATTCCCAAGGTTATCCATAACAACAATTGTTGAAGATGGAGAAATCACATTTACGATAGGAGTAGCAGCACCCGCAGCTGTAACAGGAATTGTAATTGTTCCAGCAGCTGATACACTTGTACAGTTATCGTAAGATATGTGTAGTCTATTTTGTTCTGACCAGACTATTTGGTCACTTGTCATAGGCATTTCTGCTCCAACCATTCTCAAGAATCCAGATAAAGTTCTATTACCATATCTTTCAACTTCTTGCTCATATAACTCAGGTAAATATTGTTGAGAAAAATTTACCCCCGCTGCACCAGCAAAGTTAATGTAATTGGATTGAAGTGCCAGTTGTGATTGACTCGGTGTAATCGAGCCAAATTGAGGACTTAAAGCCATAATTTATAATTTTTAATTAGTTAAATTTTCGTGTTTTTATTTTTAGTTTAGATGAGTCTAATCCACTAATCGATTTTACTTTTAATCCGCCTATAAAAACGTTTCCATCGGCAACTTGCCTCGGTTCGTCAGTTGATGGGTTTTTGGAAGTTTCAATAACATTCTTAATGCCATCGGCCTTCCCTTGTTCATAAAAATGATGAGCAATTTTATCAGCATTCATTGCAGCGTACATAGCTTTGTGATAACCTTTTTCGTCTGACATATTACCTTCTTTATCCAAATATTTGTTTAAAAAATTATTAACATCAACTTGATTTTCAGCAACTTTAGAAGGTTCATTGACTTTGTACCTATATTTCTTTTCTCCTACCTCGAAATCAAAACCTTTGAAATCATTAGAGAAAAGATTGTTAGTACGAGTCCTAAAATCTTCATGTTGTTTTGTAGCTACTTCTTGCTGCTCATTGTATCGATTGAAAAAATCTAAAGCTTTTTGTTGTTCTTGATTTACGCCCGGTCTCAACTTGATATCGTCGTAATATTTTTGTTTAGAACCTTCTAAATAATCTTTAGCTTTTGCAATCTCTTCTTTAAAAGCAAGCTTTTTCTTTTTGATCGTTCTTGCTTCGTCCTCATCTTCGTCGAAAGTAAAATTATCTTCCATTAAGAAAGTAATTTCTTCTCTATTAAGATGGGGTTTCGTTTTAGAGTAATACTCATATAAAATTCCTGTATCATTTACTTTAGAATAATCTTTGTTTAATGCTACATAATCTTCTACAGTACCTCCAGTTTCTTTCATAAAAGAAACTAATTTTTCTATATTCTCAGGTAAAACAACTTGCGGAACAGCTTCCGGCTGTGGTTGTTCTACTGTTTTTTCTTTAGGTTTTTCTTCCTTAACCTCTTCAGTTACCTCTTCTATTGGGTTTTCTTCAGATTTAACATCCTCTTTGGGTTCTTGTACTTGCACAACTTCCTCGCTGGCCCGTACTTCGTCATCCACTTTTTGTATATCTCCGGATGGTTGTGTTTCAGGAATGTCTCCTGTTGGTCGCTTTGGAACGGCATCTCCTAATTTGTTTAAATCTTCTGTTTTTACTTTTATTTTAACCTTATCCGGTACAACTTCTCCCTGTGCATTTGGATCATTTAAATCCACTTTATAAGGTTTTTCTTCTTTACCTAAATTTTTAGGTTTTCTAGGCTTTGACTTTAGTTTAAAGTCGCCTTCTTGTTTTACTTCTGTTGACATAATATAATATTATAAAATTAATAATTACATAGGCATAAACGCATCAACTCCTAAATCCCCTAAACTCATGTTTTGGTTTTGGTTTTCAAAATCTCTAGGACTTCCATCGTTTTGCCTTTGTTGAATAAGTTCACTCTGCTGAGTGCCTTGTATGCGTACTCTTTTATCTTTACGATCTTCTATTTCTTTTTCTTTTACTGAAGCATTACCTAATTCTATTTGCGCAAGTTGTTTATCATATTCAAACTCTTGAGCCATTAGTTGTTGTTTTACTTCAAGTTCTATCTGCATTCTTTGTATTTCAAACTGTGATTTAGCTTGTTCAATTTGAACTTTCTGTTCTGTAACCGCAGATTGTTTTTGTACTTCTGCCATAGCAGCTTTTTCTGCCGCCACTGCGTTAGCTTGAGCTTGAGCCTCTATCATAGCCTGTTGTTGAGCTTGATCTCTTTCTGCTTTTCTTTTTCTCCTTTGCTTTAATAATTGATTCGCTAATTTAAGATTTTTTATCTGACGTATATCTATAGCATCTTCTAAATCAATTCCTCCTGCTTGTAATGCTATTTGAATATTTTGTTCTAGCATTTGCTTTTCTTCTTCGTCTGGTTCTAGTTCTAAGAAAATACCAAAATCATGTAAATTTAGATGAGATATTTCTGACAATGTCTGTGCATTAAATAAAGAAACACTTTCTATCAAAGCATTATGCGTAAGAGGAAAACTTAATACGTCTATTATTTTTTTAGAAATATTTTCACAAATTCTCAATGCTATAAATTGGCTAGCTTGGTTTATATGTTTAGTAGCAATATTAGATTGATTCGCTGCCATTTTAGCTAATCCT